CTATTGATGCTGCTTCAACTCTTGAGGAACTGAAAGATGCTTATACAACTGCTTACACTGCTTGCGGTGCTGATAAAAGCTGGCAAAAGAAAGTAATTGATGCAAAAGATAAGCGTAAAGGAGCATTGAAATGAAAGTCAAAACAATCGCACACATTCACTATCTTAAATACGATTTTGAAGTAAATGGCAGGTATGAAGTTCTCAGTTTTAAGGCTAACGACGACTCTTTCCGTACCTATGTAGGCGAACAAGAAATTGAAATTGACGTACCTGATGACTATGACCCACGGGGACAGAAAATTGCCGCTTTGGAAAAGCAAAAGCAAAATGTCATGGCTGAGTATCAAAAGACCGTGACTGAAATCAACGAGCGCATCAACAAACTGCAAGCATTGGAGTACACAAATGAGTGAAGTTGAACAAGGATCACCTGAGTGGTTTGCACAGCGTTGTGGCAAAGCTACAGCATCTCGTATCTCTGACATTGTTGCCAAGACAAAGTCAGGCTACAGCACAAGCAGAGCAAACTATATGGCTCAACTGGTAGTCGAGCGCATGACCAACCAAGTAGCAGAGTCTTACAGCAATGCAGCTATGGAATGGGGTGTAGAGAACGAGGAATTTGCTCGTGCCGCATACGAGGCTAAAACAGGCAATATGGTCGATCAGGTAGGTGCTATTGACCATCCAAGGATTGCACTGTCTGCCGCCTCTCCTGATGGCCTTGTGGGTGATGATGGATGCTTGGAGATCAAGTGTCCTAACACTGCCACACACATTGAAACCCTTTTAGGTGACGAGCCAGCAAAGAAGTATTACGACCAGATGCAGTGGCAAATGGTTTGTGCAAACAGAAGTTGGTGCGACTTTGTGAGTTTCGACCCACGGATGCCAGCGCACTTACAACTGTTTGTCAAAAGGATCGAGCGCAATGATATTTATATTGCACAACTCGAAAGTGAGGTTATCTGCTTCTTGGCTGAAGTGGATGACAAGGTTAAAAAACTCAATGAAATCAAGGTGTAAATATGGAACAGCGTGATAACTCAGGTGTATTGTTCAAGAACGACAAGAAAGAAAAAGACAATCACCCTGACTATAAAGGGAACATCCGTGTTGCTGGTCAGGAATTCTGGCTTTCAGCATGGATTAAAGAGGGTAAGAACGGCAAGTTCATGGGACTAGCAGTCAGCCCTAAAGAAGAACAAGCAGAACAGCCAGTTAAGGCCAAGCCTAAATCTGGTTTTGATGACATGGAGTCAGATATTCCATTTTGATGTAACTTAATGGGGAAAGCGTAAGTGAGTACCCACTAACTTTGATAGGAGTTGATATGAATTTAAGTTTTTTAGAACGTAAGCAGATATGGTGGGATTGGCATAAAGAGAATCCCCATGTTTGGGAATACTTTGAAATGTTTGCCTTAGAAGCCGTAAGAATGGGGCGAACAAAGGTCAGTCATTGGCTGATAATTAACAGAATTAGGTGGGAAGTCACCATAGTCACTACTGGTTCAGACTTCAAGATCAGTAACGACTACATTGCTTTTTATGCAAGACTCTGGAAAGCAAAATATCCTCAGTACAAGAACTTGTTTAACACTAAACAGATGATTGGAGAACCAAGATGATTGCAAATGTCTTTTCCTTGATTTTACTTTTGGCTTTTGGTGGAGGACTTTTCATATTAGGAGTATGGATTTTCCTCCACTTCCTTGACGATTAGGCGTGTAGACCCTGCAAATACTGCGTCTTCCCTGCCACTTTGACAGCAGTTAACTCTTGCATTTTGAGATTGCTTGGGTCATAGCTGACATGAACCCATCCACTATCGGGTATACCCTGTGTGTAAAACTCTAGAATCAACTGCGTGTAATCCAGATTATCCATTATCCATTGGGCTAAATCAGCATTTGCTACCCCTTGAATTTCAATATCAGCAGCCTGACCCTTGCAATGGTCTGATGTTTTAGAGCCACCAACAGCCGCATTAGACTCTGGAGAGCGATAACCTGAGTTCACGGTAACAGACTTGCCAAAATGCTCTCTAACAGGCTGTAAGACGTTCTCACACAATGCCTTGAGGTTCTCAATAGTTGCTTCATCAGGCGTGTTATCCAGACCCAAGCGAGTAGCAGTGTCGGATTTGGTGAGTTCTTTTAGGGTGAAATTGGCAGATAAGTTCATGGTTTGACTTTCAAGGTTTGGAGGGCTTCGTTGTAGAGGGAGACACAGGTTGCAAGTTTTCTGATGGCGGCATCTCCTTCGTCTGTGATGGCGATAAGAGCTTTAGCAGTCTCTCCGTCAAGTTCGGCTGATGCACTTGCTGAGTTACTTCCGCTGGTAACGGGGGAATCTGTGGAGGTGTGTACGGCGCACTCTGAGGCTTTGACAGCGATCCGCAACCGCAAAGCACCACTGTCAATATCAGTATTGCGCTTTTGCTGTAAAAGTTTGGCATTTTGATTGGCTTTCATCAGTTGGTTAGATTGGGTATTCACAGCAGCTACAAGTGCCTGTTCCTTTTGTCGAGCATCTGCATTCAAAGCAGCAATCTCAAGCTGTTGTTTGGCAAACTCATCGTGTTTACCCTTAGAGTATCCACCGCCAAAGGCAGAACCAATGGCGATGAGAATACCCAAAATTACCCAAGGATTAAACAGACTCATGGTTTAGGCGGCTCATCATTGTCAACAACTTCAGCCTTTGATGTAGCAGTAGCTATTGCTTTGACACCAGAACGACCAGCAACACCACCCAAAACACCAGTAATAAACACCATAATTGTGTTGATTTGCTGTGTGTAAATCTTGTCAATTGCTGCCATGCCTGACATTGGCTGAGTTACAAATGAGACTGAATACAAGAACATTGCCACTGATCCAAGAAGAATCAGGGTCAAGGAAAAGATTACGATTGCCCAAATTCTGACTTCAATTTCATCAGAAGTCATGCGGGTGTTTTTATTCATTACGACTGTTGGCATCACTTTTTCTCCGGTTCAGGTTTAACAAGTTGTTCGGGGCAAGTACCTGTAGCGGTACAGATTGGGGGTTTGCAGTCAGGATTAGACCAATTTTTAGGGTCTTGGCAAGGATAGCGAAATCTATCTTCAAAACAACCAGTTAGAACAATAGACAAAATTATGAGTTGGATGGTATTTTTAATCATGATATATGATGTGTGAAATATAGGTTTTCTGTTGATTTTCTTGCAGATGATGCTTCTTCAGCAGTTTGGAAATATCCTATATGAATAGTTTTTCCATTGTGTGTAATGTTTGCAGACCAAGGTTTTTTATTAAGTCGTTTATTAAAATGCACACCACGATACCCTGATGTATTTGTGCTTGTTCTAAACATATTTTCAGCATTTTGTTTTGGAGTTGCAAGACGCAGATTTGTTATGCAATTATTTGTCCTGCATCTATCTATATGGTCTAAATTTGTTTCAGGAAATTTTCCATAAACATAAAGCCACATCAGTCTATGAGAAAGATATTCTTTATCATCTATACCAATTTTCATATATCCATTAGCCATTAAAGTTCCAGCCTCTTTATTTTTTTTGCCTTTGCCTCCTTTATTGGCCTTCCAAATAAAAACTCTTTTTTCAATATCAATATATAAAAGATCATTTAGTCTTTCACAAGTTAATAAATTAAAATTTTCTGTTTTCATTTATCTTTTTCCCTTTCTTTTTGTTCAATCTTTTGCCGTAATTTCTCAACCTTTTCAACTTGAGCCTTAGCCTCATTCTTAGTCTCTAAGATGTCAAGATAAAGAAATCCCATCAGTGGTAACAACAAGGCAATCAATACGCAACACGCTATCCAAGCCACTATGTCTTCCTCCACTGACTTACGAACAACAGCCACATCCAGAGGTAAAGGAGGAATATAGAAGTCGCTACTAGGTACGCCATTTTTAGCTGGAAGTTTCTTTCTTCCTCCTTGCGTTGCCATAGTTCCTGCCTCTTTATTGCCTCTTGCTTTAGCCTTGCTCCAGTTTGTTCCTCTTGAATTGTTTCCCTCATTGCAAATACCTCTGAGTACAAAGCACCCATCTCAGGAGGACTCTGGTACACCATACACTCCCTGATCTGCACCACCAACTCAGCCATCTGCTGTTGTGCCATCACCCTCTTGAGTGCGGCTTCCATGTAGTTCTGATCAGGATCGTAGACGTTCTTTGACTTTTCTTCTTCTTCCCTTATGTGTGCGGCGAGTTGTTCTTGAATCTTGAAGAACTCAGTGAGTTGCTTGACAATATCGACTTTGACTTGGGTTTCGTCAACGGCAACAAACTTCGCTTGTTTCTTTTTCGCCACAGACTTGGGCGAGGAAGTGGTAACTGCTGGTTTACCCTTAGATTTAAAGAAGTTACTAAAGTTACTCCAAAATCCAGTAACTTCCTTATATATGCCAACAGCTTCGTCAACAGTAGACTTAACCTCCATAAAGGAAGTCTTAGCCTGTTTGTAAAGCTCACAGCCCTCTCTGATTGCGGCAACACAAGCATTGGCGGCAAAGAGGAGGCTGATCGGATCAATTTTGTATCCTTATTGGACTGATAGTTGAATACGTTCTCGTTGTGCTTCTCGCATCAAGCCTTTTATGTCTCCAGTAATTCTTTGCATAGCACCTTGGTCTCCAGACAATTGTGCTGCATTTGATGCTTGAAGTAATCTGCTCAATTCTTGGTTAAATATTCCTTGTCTCTCAGGAATTCTGGCATTTACATCGACTTTTTGAGTTGTTGTAGCACCAGAATTAAAAATATCTTCAGGAATAAATACTTCACTACCAGCAGGTTGAGTTACCGCAGGTGCAGTAGGTTGTACATTTGGTTGATTAGTAAAAATGTCTTCAGGAACATATACGCCATCAGGTGCAGCTTGTTCTGGTTGAGCAGGTGCTTGTGGTTGTTTTGCTGGAAGAAGCCTAGTAACAGCACTAAATGCTGGTGTTGCAGTGTCTAATGCCGATGGAATTTTAGTCAATGCATCTAATGTATTTGCAGATGCGCCAGTTAATGAACCCTGACGTAAAAAAGCAGCACCTTCTGGAGTCA